AAGCCGATGACTATTTGAAAGACCTGATTATCGTTGCTGTTAACACAGGTCTTCGCCCAGGTGAACTTCTCTCTTTGACATGGGACCGGATCGACATCAAAAATCGACTGATTCTTTTCAACCCCGATGACCAGAAAAATAAGTCAGCGGGATCAGTGCCACTTAACGATGATGCTTATCGTGCTATTCGGGACCGTCGATTCAAGACTAAAACTTACTTATTTGAGCGCAAAGGGAAGCGAATCAAGAGTGTAAAAAAGTCTTTCAAGACCGCACTCAGAAAAGCGGGTATCCCTGTAGTTGAGGGATCAAGCCTAAAGATGTTACGCCATACTTGTGCAACTTGGATGGTTCAAGACGGGGTGCCGTTGAAGAAAGTTGCCAAGGTCTTGCGCCACCAGAGCATCACAACCACAGAAATTTACACCCACCTGACTGATGCTGATGCTAGGGAAGCCGTGAATGCCCTAGTGTCACGGAAAGTGTCACGGTAATTTGTCACAACATGTCACAATATGTCACAACATGTCACTTTCCCGACTTTTTCCACCTGTAAGTTGTTGATTTATATAGCGCTATAAGTAGGTAACTGCCTTCACACGGCAGGGGTCACTGGTTCAATCCCAGTCGCGCCCACCATTAAATCAATGACTTACAGGGATTATTAACCACACTTTTTGTAAGTGTCACGGAAAAGTGTCACGGAAAATACTCACAGTATTTGTGTGGTTCGATCACAAATAGAATGCCCCAGGATGAAAACTAGATTCTTCATCGTGGCTAAAAAAGCCCGGATTTACTGGACTTTTTGCTCTTTCGATGATTATTCATTCGGCTTTCGATCATAAATGATTCACCTGCGGTCCAGCTTTTCAGCCAGTACAGCGACTCGACGGGAGGTCGTGGTGACGAGGATAAAGGGGAAGACCGCATGGAGGGTACACACCCCTGCTGTTACCAGCAGCCACCACGCGCTCCCAAGCGCAGACCATAGGTGTTGGAAGTAGTTTTCTTGGACATCAGATAAGTGGCTCAATGCTCTCGCTCCGATATCTTTTGTAATCGTTCTTCCATCTTGTGATAAGTCTCAGGTGAATCTGAAGCTGCCGCATTGCTTTTTGCAAACCTGATAAGGGCTTTTTCCTGCTCTTTTACTGTGTTTGCGTTCAAATAGTCTTTTTGAAATTGGGGCAGCGAATACACTGGTTGGCTCTCCTGAGTTAGTGAAACCGGACAAGAAGTGACCCTTTTGTCTGGGTCTGATTCAAACCGGTCTGGTTGGTAGATTTTCATCTGAATTTTTTCTTTAGATACCTCAACGACAGTTCCATCAGGTCATAAGACGATCCCTTTAGATCGTTAAGGATCAGGACACCCTGGAAGTTCTCATGGCCTTGGGGTCCCCTGTATATTTCTCTGTGAGCGTAACAAGAGCCTGCCACGATGCACCTTTGTTGTTGGCCGTTTGGGAGCATCCTAATCGCTAGGTCAAGTCCCTGTTGATGACCCATGACCATCGATAGACCAACATTGCGTAACTTGCTGTGTGCGGTTCCAGCATAGGGTCGCCCACTGTTTGGGTTAGCAAAATAGTGCGTGAAATACACCTCTTGGATGTTGAAAAGATGCAGAAATGGATGGACTGTCCACCCCTCTAAATCGAAGCTGTGAGGCCCAAATACGCCTTCTAAACAAGAGTTCTCACGAACATAACGTAGGAGCCTTTCTTCGTGGTTTCCCATGATGAAATGCAGCTTTGGCTTGTATTTCTTTTTGCGCCGCTTGTTGAAAGCGTGGATAGGATTGGTGATTTTGTGGAGTGCCGTATTACCAGCCTCCAAGTCTTTGAGGATGCGCGTACCTTCGATTTCTAACCCTCCCCGTGGAACCCAACGGTTTAGGCTTTTCATGTCCCAATGGTCGCCCAGGTGGACAACGTAATCGGGTTGGTACTCGCAGATTGCCCGACCAATATCGGTTAAATGGTCGGTGGGGACGCCAGGAGAAACCTGAGTGTCGGGGATGACTAGAACGCGCAACTGTTTGATCTAGTTATCATGCTCTGTCGATTCTATCGCATTAGATATCACGGTGATAGAACGCACGTTTGGGATCGGGATGTGCCACTGATTACCCCAATAACCTTCTTCCTTGGTCATCGCTAGGGTGAGAAAATCGTCATTCTCTCCGACGAACAAACCATAGGTAGTGGTCGATGTGTCAACAGTTTCGTATTCGGCCCATCCGCTTTCTGTGTAACTATCAAGCCACTCAACTTTCAGCACCAGGAGGCTTGATGACTGCTCCGGTTTCTTCCATGTTTTGCTCTGTCCACCAGAACCAGCAAGTGATGTCTGATCCTGCGTGATAGACGACAACCGATGCAGAAGGTTTTGATGATTGCGTGACATACATAACCCCGACTTCTTGAAGTTTTAATTGGTGCGTTGGCGATTCATCCAGCGTGTCAGCAAGAAACATCAACATATATTCTGGGGTTCCCGCGCTACAGAGTGCCGTGATTGGAATTCTGACTGGTTTAACGTCTGGGGGCAGCGGCGGAGCGGCAAAGGTGGGCGTAAAAAAAGCCGCAAAAGCGGCTGCGAGAACGAGTGCTTTGGTTTTCACAAACCGAATGCTGCCCTAAGTTCGCCCTCGGATAACCCAAGTGACGCGAGCTTACTTTTGGCACTGGCTTTATTTTCAGCCTCTGCTGCCTGTTCTGCTGTAGGTTCGGGGGCGGGTGGCTCTACAAACGTGAACACATTGCCATCCCAAGAACCACCAATACGAGCATCAGCAGTCGCTTCAATTAGTTCAGAATCAGCCACAGAAAACTCTGTAACCCCGTCCCAAACAACCATGTTCTCTACCACACCACTTTTAACTACCGCGTAATTAGCCATTCTTATTTATATTCCCATATCAATACTATTCCCGGCGTACCAGCCCCGCCAGTTGCGCTATAACCACCGCCACCACCAGAGCCGTTAAACTTCCTCACTGATACTCCATAACATATACCACCCCTTGCACACCAGCATATCCAGTACCGTAATATGAGGAGTAGCCACCTTCTCCATAATTCCTCGCGGTGGTTGAAGTTGAACCACCGCCCCAATAACTCCCTGCGGAATGATAACTACCACCATAAGTAACACTGCTCCATGTGTTTATATCACCACCCGTAGACACAACCCTAGCGTTAGTGTTACTTGCTCCAGTAGTTCCCGCTGGCCCCCCTACACCGATAACATCTGTATTTATACCACCTGAATCTACCCAACTAGAGTTGCCTCCTGCCGTTGGAGATGCTCCACCAGCACCCGCTGTTCCAACAGTTACAGTAGCGGAAGTAACACTAGAAACATCTAAAAGTTTAATTGCAGTTGTTCCGCTGTGTCCTCCATTAGCAGGTGAGGCTGTTTTTGCACCACCACCGCCACCAGTGACATACACCATTACTTTTGTAATAGTTACGCCGAGAGCAGTCTCCCTTGTTGCTTTCGTCCATGTATTTGAAGTTGCAGTATAAACTTGCACCCCTGCCAAGCCACCGCCAGCAGCAACTTCAGCCCAAGACAAAGCACCAGCGGCAGATGTTTTAAGGTATTGATCGGCTGAGTAGGTCGCATTTAGGTTTGCGGCTTTTAGTTTTGTTGTCATATCTTAACTTTTCGGATATTTTTGTTTGACTGCTTGGCGTTGGGCTTCTAGTTTAGTGACTGCCGCCATTCTTTCCTCTACAACACCCTCCCAAAGTGCAATTACCAATTCGTTTACTGGCGGGTATTCTGCTTTTCGCTTCTGGTCGTAAGTTCGTGTGTCTGGGCCGGGATCAGGCTCAACAAATGTAAAAACATTTCCGTCCCAACTGCCGCCAATACGAGCATCAGCCGTAGCTTCTACCAGTTCAGAACCTTCCACAGAAAACTCTGTAACACCATCCCATACCACCATGTTCTCAACAACACCACTTTTTACTACTGCGTAGTTAGCCATCTTATTCTCCTATGCATACTCCCAAACTATAACCACTGCTGCACCGCCCGTGCCACCAGTACCGCTACTATAAGAAGCATTCCCACCGCCGCCGTACCCTATGGGTGGCATTCCTGATCCAGCAGTAGTTACCATGCGCTGATTGATGATCCCATAGAAAGAACCACCTGATTGATTAGACATACCCGGAGCGCCGCTAGTTCCGCCCCCACCAGCAATATTGAAATCTCCTGTTGTAGGAAGAGCGCCTCCTGCTCCGCCAACGCCTTGAGTTGTTCCAGAATAGCTTGTTCCTCCAGCGCCACCAGCGCAACTTATTGTGGCAAAAGACGTTCCGCTAGCAGATGCTACAGATGTCGTTGTCCCAGATGCACCGATACCCGGCACCGCGCCAATATTTATATCTAATGTATCTGTACCAACCATAGAACTAAGAAACTTTCTTGCATATGCTCCGCCTCCACCACTACCACCGTTGTAACCGCCGCCGCCACTACTCCCCGAATTCCCACCAGATGCTTGAACTTCAATAATGAGTTTGGTCGTGTTCGATTGCAAAGCAAATGGATCAATTGATGCTACAACAACGGTGTATTTAATGAATCCACCACTAGCGGCAATAGTCCCCCAGGTGCCATCGCCCTTGAGGTACTTGGTGTCTGTGATGCCTGTCGCATCAATTAAATTAACGTCAACTTTAGTCGTTGCCAAAATAGGAACCTTTGAATGTGTTTCTGAAAACTTCGCCTAATTCTTTTAGGCAAATGGGAAGCCACTCGGGACTTACTGCGACGAGGATTAGGGCTAGGGGGATGAGTGCTGTGCGGATAAGCGCGAAGGATCGCCAGAGGACAGTCAACAACGCCAAAACTCAAGATTTGAATATCGATCAATGACCGTTTGGGGAAGCCGAATGTCGCACGGAACATCTTTGATTTCATCTGTCCGAATTTTGTGCATATCCAGCGCAGTGCCAGGAACGCCATCGTTATAAGACATATTGTTCACGTTGAATTGTTCCAAGTTTGTGAAGTGGTGATTAAAGTGATCGATGCCGTAAAAGTCATAAACGCTTCTCACTTCAGCTTCGGGGTCTTCCATTAGGTTTTCGTATTCAACGAAATGCAAACAGTCGCGCTTGTTGCTTTTCAATAACCAGTTAATCGAATAGAGCATCTTGTCCACCATCTCGCCCTTCTGCATGATTAAGTCACACTTTTCCTCAACTTCACTTTTGTAGAGCGTGGTCGGATCAAGTTCCCTATATCGTTGGTTGATATAAAAATCGGGATCACATTCGCACAGATGCAAGTACGATCTAATGACATCCAAGACATCCCTAACCAGTACGACAATTTTTATCTCGTGCTGAAAGTATTGCTCCAGCAACAGGAAGTTAAACGGGGTTATCCAAGCGCCACGCTCGATGATGAAATCACCATCCCAATCTCGATAATACGAATCGAATAAGTTTTTTAAGACGTTATCCAGAGAGGCTTCATCTGGAAAATTGTTGTAAGCAACGTCGTAAGATTTGATGTTGTTGAGGGCAAACATAGCCTCTGGCAGAACAGAGTTAGCCGTGGCATTTATTCTTGGATTCTGATTTAGGATACTGCCTAACAATGTGTTGCCAGCCCTCGGCAACCCATAAGTAAAATAAACCTTTTTCAAGCCCAACCTAGCGATACGGCTTGTATTCTTGTCTCTTTCGAAACGGATTGGTTGAGGGTTTCAATCTTGTATCGCATTTCTGATCCAGAAGGCTGGCCGCTAATGTCAGTATTGTGAGCCGACACAATGAAACTAGGGCTTGATGTTCCCGTCGATCCCTGCGCTACAAGTGTCATCTGCGTATAAGTCCCGCCGTTATCTCGACTGCAATACGCCTTCAAGTCGCTGCCTACCCCTGTTGTACCCGCTCCATTCGTGTATGTCAGCACCAGATCGCCAGTGGAAGGCTCAGTCTCTGCTGTTGTTGCTGCCGAAACCAAAGTCATATTGTTGTAGTTTGGCCCTAGTGCACCAGATACAAATCGAAGCACCGCAATACCCGAGCCTCCACTTCCGCCAGTTGAACCGCCGCCACCGCCACCTCCGCCGCTATTGCTAGTTCCAGATGTTGCAGTTCCAGAAGAAGCAGCACCGCCACCTCCATTTCCACCAGAGCCATACGACCCCGTCCATGCTTGGCCGCCACCTCCGCCAGCGTAAAAAACACCAGTGTTCGTTCTTAAACTATTCGACAAACCAACACCACCCGCACCACCGCTTGGTGAAACTCCATTAGCACCAGCCGCCCCTGCGCCGCCGCCACCGCCCGCGCCGTAAGAGCCACCGCCGCCAGCGCCCGCTCCGCCATTGTTACCTTGCCCTACTGTTCCTGTTCCATACGCTGATGAATAACCATGGCCACCGCCGCCTGACCCACCGTTTCCAGATGCTGCGCCATTGCCAGCGCCCCCGCCCCCGCCTAACGCTGTTAATGAGGAAAAGGTAGTATCTTCACCGTTGGCCACAGTCCCTGATACCCACGTAGGCCCACCAGCACCAACAACAACTGGATGCGACCCAATAGCGACGGAGAAACCTGTAGCGGTCAACAGTCCGCCAGCCCCTCCACCTCCGCCGATCCCCCCGGTAGAGCCGCCGCCGCCGCCACCAACTAGAAGATAATCAACAGTGCCTGCTTTCTCAACTGCGAAATTCGTAGTTCCTGATAAAAATGAGTGGATTACATAGTCAGTTCCAGTATCTGTGTATGTCGTTATTGCCCCCCCTACTGGAGCAGCAATTCGACCCGTAAAATATTTACCGGCTACGTTATAAACTTCATTCGTGGAACCGGATGCGTCTATACCAGTTTGATCGACAAAAGCATCTTCTGTTTGATCGACTAAGTTGTACTTAGACCACGACCCATTAGACGCAACCTTGAAGCCTAAGAGGGCAATGTCATCTTCTATTCCCGAAGTGTCAGCCGCT